ACTGGTGTTGCCGATGATCAATTAAGACCAGCATTACAAAGACTTGCCGTATCTACAAAAGACACAGAGCAAGCCCAAAAATTATTAACCCTTGCTTTAGATATTAGCAAAGCATCAGGTAAAGATTTAGAAACTGTTACAAATGCTTTAGGTAGAGCGCAAGATGGAAATGTTACTTCACTTGGTCGATTAGGTCTTGGCTTATCAAAAGCTGAATTATCTACTTTAACATTTACTGAGGTTCAACAAAAACTTGCTGATCTTTATGGTGGCGCAGCAGCTACAAATGCTGAAACATTTCAAGGCAAGATCGATCGCTTGAAAGTAGGATTTGATGAAGCCAAAGAATCACTTGGCGCAGCATTATTACCAGCCGTTGAACAGTTTATTACATTCTTAAATGACACAGGTATTCCAACCCTTAATGCGTTTATTGCAGGTTTAACTGGCGATAAAGGATTAAGTGCCAGTTTTAATGAAACACAAAGAGGTGCTGAAAGTTTTGGAAAAGCCATTGGTGTTGTATCGGGCATAATTTCAGGATTTATCACATTCTTGCGTGAAGCAATTGGTTTAGTTGTGTCTTTAGTAAATGAGTTAATTAGGGTTGTAAATATCATTCCCGGAATCAATATAGGATCATTACCAAATCCAGCACCTAGAGCTAGTAGATCATCACTTCCAAATGTTCCAACACCAAGCGGATCAAATTTTAGTTATGGTGCAGGCAACCCACAATATAACATTACAGTAAATGCCATTGATGGCGAAGGTGCTGCAAGGGCTGTTGCAAAAACCTTAAATAGTCAAGCAGCTAGAAGCACGACTGCTTTTAGGGATAGATAATGACAGTTTTTACACCTGATTGGAAATTAACTGTCGGTGGCGTCGATTATACTGATATAGCAATATCTGATATTCAGCATCAAGCGGGTCGAACAGACATTTATGAACAACCACTTCCATCATATATGCAAATCAGTTTGGTGGCTTTATCTGGACAAACTTTACCTTTTGACATAAATGATTCTTTCGACTTACAAGTTAAGGACTCGTCAGGATCTTATGTATCTCTATTTGGCGGTGATATTACAGATGTAACTGTTGAGGTGGGTGCAACTGGATCAATTGCCACAGTTATTCAATACACTTTATTGGCAATGGGAACATTAACAAAATTAACCAAAGAAATCTTTAATGACAACATTTCTCAAGATGAGGATGGCAACCAAATTTATGACATACTTTCAAGCGTATTACTTGGAACTTGGAATGATGTGCCAGCAGCTTCAACATGGGCAACTTATGATGCAATTGAAACTTGGGAGGATGCAGTCAATCTAGGACTTGGCGAGATAGATCAGCCAGGTCTTTACACCATGAGTTCTCAATCAAATGTTACAGATACGATCTATAATGTTGTTTCAGATATTGCTAATTCAGCTTTTGGATATATTTATGAAGACAATCAAGGCAATGTCGGTTATGCAGATGCAGACCACAGGCAAAATTATTTACTTACAAATGGTTATGTTGAATTAGATGCCGGCCATGCTTTAGGTCAAGGCTTATCTACAATAATGAGATCAGCAGATGTTAGAAATGATATTTATATTAATTATGGCAACAATTACAATTCACAGGCTACTGCCACAGATGCCGCTTCAATTGCTTTATATGGCTACAAAGCCGAAACGATCAATTCTCGTGTGCATGGTGCTGTCGATGCTCAAGCTATTGCCGACCGATACATAGACCAAAGAGCTAACCCAATCCCAGCTTTTCAATCGATCACATTTCCAATCACTAATTCAGAAATAGATGATGCTGATAGAGATGATCTACTAGCTGTATTTATAGGAATGCCAGTTCATATTCAAAACCTACCAACCCAAATATCCGGTGGAGATTTTGAAGGTTATGTTGAGGGCTGGTCATGGAGCACTAGGTTCAATGAGCTGTTTTTAACAATCAATCTTTCACCAGTTGCATTTAGCCAAGTGGCGATGCGTTGGAATACAACTCCAGTCATTGAGGCTTGGAACACAATCGACCCAAGTTTGACTTGGGAATACGCTACAATAATCTCATAGGAATAGGACAAAATGGCAACCACTACCAATTATAGCTGGACAACACCAGATGACACCGATCTGGTCAAAGATGGTGCAGCAGCAATTCGCACACTTGGTTCATCTGCAGATACAACTGTTAAGGCATTAAATCCGGGAACTACTGCTGGCGATATTGATTATTACACAGCTGCAACAACTAAAGCCAGAATTGCAATTGGAACTGCTGGTCAAGTATTGCAAGTCAATTCCGGTGCAACTGCTCCTGAATGGGCAACACCGTCATTTGGTGGAATGACTTTACTTGAAACATTAACTTTTTCAGGTGCAAGTGTAACAAGTTCAACAATTGCTGGCACATATAAAAATTTGCAAATTATAATTAGAAATTATAAACCAGCCACAGATGGTCAGCCATTAAGGTTTCGTTATAATGGAGATACTGGTACAAATTATAGGTATGATGGGGAATTTACAAATGGAACTGGAGCAGCAAATCAAAATATTTTACCTGTTGATGATGGAAACGATAATTCGGTGTCAAATATGCTTGCAAAAATTGATATTCCAGATTATGCAAATACTACGGCATATAAAATTTGTCAAACATTTTCTGTTAATACAAATTCAACAACCACAGCGAACGTAAATACACGATATACAGGTGGTGTTTGGTTCAACACAAATGCAATTACTTCTATAACATTTTTTCCATCAAGCGGAAATTTTACATCAGGTTCCGCTCTAATTTATGGGGTTAACTAATGTCAAAACCAATAGTAAGAATTTATACAGAGCCTAATGTTTTTATTGATAGAGAAATGACAGATGATGAATTTGCACAGTATGAAATTGACCAATCAAATGCATTAGCAGAAAAAAGCGCAGCCGAAGCAAAAGCAGCACAACGCCAAGCAATTCTTGATCGAATCGGATTAACTGCCGATGAACTTCAAATCATACTTGGCTAATGAAGCCGTATTTATCTAAAGCTGCTGAAACACTACGCGACCAAATAAATGGAGCGTTTGTGGGTCGGAGCAGGAAATCTGATGGATGGATCGGTGATAGTAAGCACGCATCTAGAAAATCCGATCACAACCCACGACCTGATGGAGAAGTATGCGCGATCGACATTGACGCTGGCTTATCTGACCAGCAAGGGGTTAGTTATGATTTGGCAGATCAGCTTCGACTCGCAGCAAAAAAAGATAAGCGTATATCTTACATAATCCACGCTGGCAAAATTGCTAGTGCAAGATCATTGTGGAAGTTTAGAAAATACACAGGCATCAACCCACACCATAAGCACATCCATATTTCATTCAAACCTAACCAAACAGGCGAGAAGTTCGACATCCCACTACTGAAAGGCAATTAATGAAACTGACCAAAAAACACAAAGCAGCAATAAAGTCATATTTGAGAGCTGTGGCAGCTAGTGGAATCACAGTTGCCCTAGCAATAGTGGCTGACATTCATCCAGCCTATGCAACATTACTTGGTGCGATTGTTGCGCCTATTGCCAAAGCGTTAGATCCAAAGTCAGGGAGCGAAGCTGATTATGGAATTAATGCTTCATGAACGCAAACGAATGGGTTGGCATAGCCGTTGGCGTATGCGCCGTATCAACAAGTTTATTGCTGGGTCTGCGTTGGGTTATTAAATCCTACCTAGCAGAGTTGAAGCCTAACTCAGGCACATCTATTAAAGATCAAGTTACTAGACTTGAAGCGCGTGTTGATGATCTGTTTGTTTTAATCAGTAAGCAATAATTTATATTATGGCGAACACACGAAAGCGAACAACACGAAAAAAGGTAAATCGTCGTCGAGTTCGCCACACTCCTGAAATAAGCAAATTAGACATGTTCTATATTGCTAAGCATGAAATGTTTAGAGCTGCACGCAAGGCTGGATTTTCTGAGTCGGTTGCGCTTTATCTAATGGATAACCCGGAATCAATGCCTGATTGGATCGTAGGCGATCAGGGAATAATCCCAACTATCCCAACTCCAGATGAGGATGACGATTAAGCGATACTTGGTAATTTCGGATTTACAAATTCCATACCATCACGAAGTCGCAGTTAAGAATGTAATTAAGTTAGCAAAAAGGGAGCGTTTTGATAGTGTTTTGGTGGTCGGAGATGAAATTGATTTTCAAACTATCAGTCGTTGGAGCGAAAAAACACCTTTGGCTTATCAGCAGACCCTTGACGATGATAGGTCAGCTACTCAAGAAATTCTTTGGGCGCTAACCGAGCATTCAAAAGAAGCTCACATAATTAGATCAAACCATACAGATAGACTTTATAACACATTACTAAAAGTGCCGGGCTTAATAGCTTTACCTGAATTGCAATACCCAAAGTTTATGGATTTCGATTTACTAGGCATAACCTTTCATAAGACATTTTATGAATTTGAAAAGGGCTGGATTTTAGCTCATGGCGACGAAGGCAACATGAATCCTAACGCCGGACAGACTGCCCTAAATCTTGCCAAAAAGGCAGGAAAGAGCGTGGTTTGTGGTCATACCCATAGGCTAGGTATGTCAGCCTACTCAGAGGGTCTCTATGGGGCTTATAGACCTTTATATGGGGTCGAAACAGGCAACCTTATGAACCGCGCCAAAGCATCTTACACAAAAGGACTCGCAAATTGGCAAATGGGGATTGCTGTGCTGGAGTGGAATGGTAAGAATATGACCCCTACGCTGATCCCAATTAATAAAGATGGCAGCTTTACCTATAACAGGAAATCCTATGGGTCGTGAAACCGAGTATCACGAACGCACGATTGATGACCATATCGATGATCTTGAGGATGTTGGCGTTATCTAATCGTTATAAAACACGCCGTAAGTAGTTAAGCGAGTGTCCTTGCTCTAAGTCATACTTTCTGTATCAGACATCCGTCTGGTATTAGGGAGCGAACATGGAACTCGTAGGTTACGGATTTATTATAGGCTGCTTAATTGGTCTAGGTTTTTATTTCTTAGACGAATGGCGCATGGACAAGCATTATCAAAATGGTTATTGGGCTGGCAGATCAGCTGGCTGGAAATCTTGCATTGAACACCAGGCTAAAGTGCAAAAGTTAAAATTAGAGCAGGTCTTTGATTATGACAAAAACTGAGCAATTATTTGATGATGTCATTAAAACAATACACGAACGCGGAGGAATGTATGGTCATCCGCATCCACAGCATGACCGGATCGCAAAATTCTGGTCTGCTTATTTGCACTTTCCAGTTACATCAAATCAAGTTGCTATGTGCATGGCATTGGTCAAAATCTCAAGAAGCGTTGAAAGTCCAGAGATTGACGATCACTACAAAGACGCAATTGCATATTTGTCAATTAGCAAAACATGCCACGAAGCCATGCAAGATGACGCATTAGATTGGCAGGAATAATGTTTAATTTGCAAGATTACGAAACAGTAGAAACAAGATTGGAGAAATGGTATGACAAATTCCCAGATTCCAGAGTGGAAACAGAGCTTGTCGAGGCATCAAACACTAGATTCATTGTATTTGCTAAATTATTCAAA